CATGAACACCTTCTTAGTGTGTGCAACTCGACTGGTACCTCTGAAAAGAGTAGGAATAGTCTGTATTGATGCGCCCATAATCTCTCGCGTAACGACCTTTGCTGCCGTTTTCCGTAACGTACTTCCTGTAGGCAAAAACTTTCGGAAATCCTTCATCGACCCTCCACTAGTTAGAAAACAAAGTGAAAAATCAGTTGTTGGAATATCAATCCTAAAAGCTTTGGAAATCTTGTCACGGAAAACCTTACCAACTTGTCCTTCAATGGCCTTGTAACATCTTACTCCAACATCCCGGTCACCATGCTCGTCCAAAAAGTGAGTAGGTACCAATAGAAAATTGGAAGTTACGTAAAATCCCAAAGTCGTCTTATTCGCATCCGAAACAACACCAATTAAATTCGTTCGCATAGAAGCGGCCAAATCATTGCTGGTGGTAGTTCTAGATGGAACAGACATAGGAAGAGGCACAGTTTTTGCAGTTAACCACGGATTTTCCGTGTCATTGCGTTCTTGTACCTCCTCAATATTTTCAGGATCCAAACCAGTTTGCGTTTCAAGTTGATTGTATCTCGATCGCATAGTTGCAAGGATTATTCCTATGGCTCCCAACCCAATTATGGCATACTTAAATTGCCACTGTTGGGTATACGTACGTACAACATCCTTCAATTCCAAAATCCTATTCCGAACCATATTTCTGTACGTCTGTATTGTTGCACAAGTAAACCAATACATGCCAAATGAACATACCCCTAGCCATAACAGACTAAAATAGGGGAAACTCCACATAGCAGCTAGCATCATAGCAACAAAGAAACCATTTCCAGCAACCAATGAGCGTTTTATATCTTCTCTCCAAAAGAAAAGACCAAACTTCAAAACCTTAGGATGGCAAATCCAACTTTCAGGCATGAAATCAAATCTCTCCCACCACTGACAAACTTGGTCAGTAGCTATCGTGGAAGAAGTAAGGGCATGCTCGTACCCTCTCTGGAGTTCTTCCGCACGTCTATGGAAGAACCCTCGTGCCTTTCCTGAATAATATTCCCACTCGCCGGCGTGGGGATCAAGAGTCGGTTTAGAACTATCACCACAATACGGGACTCTTGTACAAGCACCCATACCAGGTTCTCGTTCCATGGTAGGACTAGAAAATCTTCGCTTGAACTTTGGACTTTTGCGGGGTTTGCTCTTAGCAATCTCCCTACAATAAGGTATATCCGTTCTAGCTTTTGGACTACATTTCTCTTCACATTTAGGACAAGACACTTTTTCCAACACCGTTGCACAATCACAATACAACATTCCACATTTCTCACATTTAGTGGGAATAGATTCTTGATTAGCCAAATATTGACCTTCTTCAGTAAAATGTTGTTTGGATGCTATCTGCAACCACCTCAAATACTCTTTAACAGAGACTCTCTTCAGCTTCTTACCTTCAAATTCGACAGGTTTCATAGCAGAGAGGTTGACGTTTCTCTTGTTTTGAGCAGTGTACGTACGCACAGTCAAATACCAAGCATCGGGACATGATGTTTGACCGTACAGAGCTTCAATCTTCTTCTTGTTAAGAATTCCATTCTCACAACACTCAGGTTTAGGCTCCACTTTTACGTGGTACATACGTCGAAGAACTGATTCAGGTTCATTGGAATATTTCGCTGCATTAAGATGCTCAACATTAGTCGAAACAACACAAAAATAAGGATTCAGAGAAACCTTTCCTTTCAAAAACACATCCGCCATTGGCGCTAAGTATTTAATGTTGTTTATGACTTGAATCAAACGATATGCAGGTGAAAAATCCATAAATTCTTCTTTGGTGTTGGCGAAGTCGTCAAATATGATTGCGTTGATATGAGATCGCACTGAAGATGCAAACTTGTCATTATCTGCCCAAGTTGCAATACGATCTTTTTCAGCACTCAAATCATTATAGACGAGTCCGGCGTTGACAGTTAAGTTTGTTAGACTAGATTTTCCACATCCAGATTGTCCAAACAAACATACTGCAAATGGGGCTATTCTCAACCCGCCCCTGGTTCGCAATTGCGTGAATTCGGTTTCATTATCCCTCAACTTATCCATACGATCAGAAACATACTTCCTTTCGAAAGTTTGACTTCTTTTAATGAATTTTAAGAGATTATCACCAAATTCAATTGCCTTCTTCAAACGAGCTTCATATTCATTGTCATCGATATCAGTATACTCTCTAAGATTACCTGCTAAGGCATATCCGTGGAAAGATCTGATTTCGTTGTACATTTGATCAAACTCGGAAATTTTATCATCTTCCATAAAGAAAGCTGACACTTCTCCAGTCTGATAAACTCGCCATCCACCCTTCATAAATCCAGAAACTGCTTCATAAAAAGCTTCAAACACATCTCCTGCAGCCAATTGTCTCTTCGAAACGATAGGTGAAAACAACGAAACATTTCCCATCTTAAAAGTGAGATCTGCTGTTGCACACATACCTGAAGAAACTATGACATTGATAAGGTTTGTAAACTTCTTAGCTATAGAAGAGTTCCGAAATTCCTTCCAATTGCCAAAAGCTTGGTCCATGGCTTGATGCCAAGGTACAGCTTCTGTACTCCCATCCTGAGTATCCAATATCATCAATTCCTCCCTGCATTCTCTCATAGAGTCTGCTCCAAAGGCCTCTTCCAACATCTCCTCGATCTGGGCAATTCCATCATCACTAGACCAATCACTGATATAGTCTATCCTCATCAACTGTCTGTAGACATATAACGGCAACGACTCCTTAACATGCGCTTGCATATATTGGGTAATCGCAGCAATCATTCCACGTTTAGTTTTTGAGTCACGTAAGCTTTCAAATAGACACCAAACTTGTATGGCTTCCTTCAAATAAGGATCCATTTTCATAAATCCCATTTGTGGTTCCAAAACAGGTCTGGTGAATTTCCGATACCACGAGTGAATCAAGAAGAAACAATCGATTAGTACTGCAGAACAAAATAAGATCTTCGAAAAGAATCTCACCCATTCTAAGAACAAATCGGCTGCTCCTGGGTGGTAGAAAGCTCCACAAATCAATAGCCAAATATACATTAGGCATAATGGCGGAGGCTCCCATACCGGGTGGCGTTCACGTTTCTGCTTTTTACGGCGTCTACGCTCACATTTGTCGCAATAACTTACCCCCTTAGAGGCAGTTGAACCTTGCTTCGACAGTTTCAACTTTTGGGTTTGGTGGGCACGGTTAGCAAATCCTCGACTCATCTTTCATATAAAATAAAACGACGAGTCAAAGATCATTCCGTGCAGGTGTCCTGCAAAGAATAAATCTTCAACAGTCGACATAGCTCCTTTGGCTCTGTATTTCAAAACGGACAGAAATAAGAGTTTAATCAGGAACATCATTGGACGTTATTCCGCGGACACATACGGCCGTCCTCCGTTCACAAGTTAACACAACTGATGTCTCCAGGTCTCTAAACTCAAATTCATGAGCGAGCCTGCCTGGCAACAACGCATCATGCGCTTGCAACTAAGTCTCGTCTGGGGTTGGGTCCCTACCCTAAGGCGTTACCCTAATTTACCGGTGCTCGTATCGCCGGCAAAGTTCACGTTTGGAAAATTCCTGGATACGTGAATCCGTGATATAATCATACCGCAAAGCAAGCTTAATACGGTACATGCTGTAGATTACAGCTTAGATCTCCAAGGCTTGTAAGCTCCCTGGTGCATCAGTAAAAGCTTTGTGAACATATAATACATATAATGCCGGCTACAGGCCGACAAAGACACAACACAAAATCAGATTAATATTTTTATTTGTTTTACGAGCTAATCTGACTTCCTTCACAAAGAGTTGGATATTTATAATGCGCTTCTCAGCGCGGGACGGCTGGTTTAACACCGTCGATACCTGCGAAAAGAAATAAATTTAATTACAAAACTGACTTGCATTAGGGGGGCTAACCCCCCAAATGCAACAATAGCTTCTAAGAGGCTGACCTCCATAGAAGCCAACTGGCGGGAAGTAAATCCCGCATCTAAGTGATCCTCGTATAGGCAAAATGCCTATACGAG